TAGAAAGATGGCGCGGCTAATAGAGTGGTATAATATATATGGTGGTGTATAACAGTGCAAGCTAAATACACCACCTAAGCGCAGAAATTGGTTGAATATGATCAGATAGCAAATAGTGTGGTATACGTGCATGCCAAACTTTTCGCAAATTTTTTAAGTCCAAATCCTATATAAGCCCTTTCTTAGAAAATCCTAAGAACCCAGTTTCAAAATTTTTTTTGCGCAAAATTTTTTGTTCAAATATTCTATATAAGGCCTCTATAAATCCTATTAGTTAATAATATATATTATCAATGAAAATACTGATAATAGGGGATAGTAACGGGGTAGGAGAAAGAAAATGGGTAACTCACTCCCCGGACATTCATAATATGAGGCTACAGGATACGGTGCTACTTAAGGACTTGTATCGTGGGGATTACGTGCCGTTTGGTTTAAGTGCTAGACCGGTATGTCCGGATGAATTGCTCACGGTTACTCACCCTACTCTTAACATTGAATTAGAGAAGTACGGACACGTGGTTGTTAATTGTTCGGTAGCTGGTACTTCTAATTTTGATGCATGTAGGCAGCTTGAACATGCGCTTGGATTAGCACATCCGCGTTTACACAATATTAGCTCAATATTTTTGAATCCTGATGTGATAGTATGGGTCTTGACAGATCCGTTTAGAGAGTTACGCAATTGGACAGAAGCTCAAGACTATTATCACCAGCGGTACAAGGACCTGGTGGACCGGGCTATAAAAGACTCTGAATATTTGGTAGACTTGCATAAACGGTTACTGCAGTACGCAATCAACACAGTTGAGGGGATTAGTAACTATTTAAACATACCGGTGATACTGGTAGAGTCACTGACACCCACGTTAGGTATACCCATAAAGTGTGAGCACCACGTAATAAAGGATTGGTTTCAGAGGTGGGTAGATGTGCCGTTGCCTATAGGTTATTCCTTGGGTAATGATCATATAAGAGAACAATTACAGAAAGTGATACGGGAGAGGGGGATAGAGTATGAGTGGGGGGTGTTGGACAAGTTACTAACGGATGTATTGACGTGGCGAGATGCATTAGCTAAAAGAAAGGATATATTTCCTGATGGCGGGCATTTGGCGCGCGAGCCCCTGGCAATACTCGCCCGAGAGATAAATGACATAGTGGGTACAACATGACTAAGTTATTAATAGGTGGGTGTTCATTTACACAATCAGTAAAGATCAGTGCTGATAAGATTGAAGTCACTGAGGGTAATAGTTATGCTTATAAAGCGGCGATGGGGTTGGGAATAGACACGGTGATAGATGTGTCCATGTCTGGGAAGGGTAATGAGAGGATATGGCGTAAGATGACCAAGGTAATAGAGTCTGGAGAGGTGGGGAAGGGGGATTACATAATAGTGCAGTACACGGATACGGAGAGACAGGAGTTTTGGGTACCTGAGCACAAAGGAGAAGAGGGATCGGTGTTTACGGAAGAGGCAGACGGGGTTAGTGGGTACGTGCACCACTACCACCCCTGGCCCTATACCGATGAACAAGTCAGTAAGTTTAACATGAACATAAGTAGGGAGAAGAGTGTGGACACGTATGATTTCCTTAGAGAGTATACCCGCAAGCACTACTCCCCGGACTGGACCCTAGCTCAATGGAAACTACGTAATATGTGGTTTCAGTGGTACTTATATGGTAAGGGGTTTCGTAAGGTGTACTTTATTAGAAACGTGTACAATCATAGGTTCTTAGAAACAATAGAACCGTTTAAGAATAATGTGATAGATGTGGAGGGGTTGTCCTGGCAGGACGGTAATTGGGTGGATTGTCCGGGGTGTCATTTAAGTGTACAGGGCCACGTACAAGTAGGAAGCACAGTCACCGAATTTATTAAAAAAGCAGAAAATATATAGTTTATATATTAAACACCTGGTCTAAATAATTTCTATATGGCCAGTAAGCTCATAACTGCAGGATGTTCATTTAGTGATTTAGTGGTGGTTAATCAAATCACGTACAAGCCCATTGATGTAACACCGTACGGGGATTTAGTAGCCAAGCACTTCGGACAAGAGTACGTGCATGAGGGGGCGTGTTCGGGGAGTAATTACCGGATATGGCGAACGGTGATGGGTCACATCTTATCCGGCAACATTACCCCAGCCGATACACTCATCATTCAATACACTCACACCGAACGCGATGAGTTCTGGAGCATGCACGTGGAAGGGGTAGAGAGCAAGTACCGGTGGATGGATAGGCCAGAGTACGGAGGCATTATTATAAGAGCCAAAACCAACAGCCACACCGGAGTGAATGACAAACATAATATTGAGTTTTTAAAAATGTGGGAAGAAAACCACTTAAACGAAGATTATCAATTTGAACGGTTTAAGGCCTACGATGCCATGTTCCAGGCCTACCTCCTTCATAACGAATTTAAGGATGTGTACTTTATTAAAAACAACTACAATAGCCCGTTCCTAGAACCAGCACCTGCATACGAAAACAACGTCATTGATGCTACGGAACTGAGCATGACCGATGGCAATTGGCAACCATCAGACAAGGCACCAGGCTGTCATTTAAGTCAGTTAGGCCATGATCTTCTGGCTCAAAAAGTCATTGCACATATTGAAAATATAAGAAACAATAAGCTATGAAACAAATTGTAATCATGCCCCTTATTAACGAGGGCATTAATAGGGGCCGGGATCCGTACGGTATGGATTTAAACAAATTTCGTAGCAACTTGGACCACTCCGTTCATAGCATCAATACGTGGAAGTATTGGTGTAAGAAGAATAACAAGATATTCAAAATCATTGAACGTAAGTACGGTAACAAAGAATTTCAGGACCTTACACCGGTTACGTTTGCAAAGTACGTGGCCGCGTGGGAAGCCATACACGAAAACGGGCCAGATACGATGGTGGCGGTGGTGGATGCCGATACCATGATTAGGTGGGATGCACCGGACTTTTTTGAAGGCATGCCCGCTGATGCCGGGGTGGGAGCGGTGATAGAGTCTCCAGACGCCGTGGAATGGATTCAAAAGAGCATTGACGCCTTTAAGCCCGTACTCGCCGGCAACAAACCGGTGGTGAAGGTGAAACCGAGCATGTACTTTAACTCCGGGGTGATGGTGTTTAACGGGGCTGCTTCGCAGCCATGGCTTGAGCTCTTTATGTGGGTGTGCCAACAAAAGGGGGAACGGTTGCGTAAAATATACGAAAATGCAGATGTGGGCACCGATCAAACCATAGCTAATTATCTTTTGGTGAAAAGCAAAACAAAGTTCTATCCTCTAGACCCACGCTTTAACCACCTACACTGCTTCGGTACATTAGAGTACAACGTGGAACAGACCCCGGAGGATAGGATAAGAGTACTAAAGGAAGAGTTTAATAAGGTGCCTATTACTGAGATGTTTGACTTTATGAAAGACAATTATATATGGCACTTCACGAGCTCGGTACCATATAGAGAGAGATTGATGAGGGAGTGCTGGATTAGATGCGCTCGTAACTATGAGTAGGTTGTTTACGTTTGGGTGTAGCTTTACAATGTATAACTGGCCTACGTGGGCTGATATACTAGGTAAGGAGTTTGAGTTTGTAGAGAATTGGGGACACTCAGGTGGTGGTAATCAGTTTATTTTTAACTCTGTGGTAGAGTGCTCGTTGAGACATAAATTTACCCCGGGCGATACCATTATTATAATGTGGACTAATATTTCTAGAGAAGATAAATACGTTAACAACAAGTGGTTGTTTTCTGGTAATATGTATACTACTAATCTCTATTCTAGAGAATATAAAGAAAAGTACACTGATTTAAAAGGTTTTTTGATACGTGACTTAGCTTTTATACATAGTACTAAAAAGTATTTGGAATTTTTAAACGTAAAGCATATATTTTTATCTATGGTGCCTATTACTAATTGGGACCAGTATAATGCAACAGAAATAAAGCACGTGGAGCGTATATGTGATTTGTATAAAGACACTCTTAGTTTTATTAGAAAAAGTGTGTTTGAAGTAATATATAGGTTTAATTGGGATAGTAAAGAGCGGGTGTTTAGAGATTTTCATCCCACTCCCGAACTACACTTACAGTACTTGCAAACTATAGTACCGGAATATAACATATCACCGTCTACTGTAGCTTGGGTAAAAGAGGTTGAACAGTCAATTATTGAGCAATCCAAATCAAGTTGTCCAAGTGCAAATCAGCTTGACTTAACAAAATATTGGAAGTATGTTGTACCTGATAGATTTTGAGTAAGTAATAGGGTGCGTAATCAATATAAAATTTTAGCAGAAATGTATAACCAAATCCGCGAAAAGGAGGATATTGGTAACGCCCAATTTGATCAAAACTTAGATGGAGCCACCAAAGACAGTGATTCCACATTTAAGCAAAAGACCACAGATGCGTATCAGATACGCGGTAAATTTAAATTCGGTAAAAAGGTATACGAGTATGAAGCAATAGTGGACCACACCGACACCGGGGTACCTACTGATATAAGTGATATTCAAATATTTGAACCCATGGAGAACACTCCAGAGCCTGCAGAAGTGACGGACAAGTTTAGCGATAAAGACTTACAAAGAATTATAAAATTTGTCTTGCAACAAGCTCAAGAAGACCCTAACCTTCAACTTGAACCAGATGAACATGACGGCAATGTAGGCTATTCATTTTCAAACCCTTATTACAAGAACCCCAACTATAGCAACCCTTCTGGCAATAAATATATAAACAAATGAGAGATCAAACCACTTTATTATTAGAATCTAAGTACCAAGCGCTTTTAGAATCCTTAGAGCCCGAGAAGCGTATGTTTGATGACCCTAACAACGGAGTTGAACTGGAGTTAGACGATGAAGATCCTAACAACGCCACCCTACATTATATGGGCTATGAGTTCCCGATCTCCAAGACCTATAAGGCCGGGGTAATTCAGTACATTGTGGGTTCTATAGCTAATAGTAAAACGTTTATGGCCAGAGCGCCAGATCAGTTCACAAAAGTGTTGGCTGCTTTAGATAAAGGAGAGGTTAAGCCTCAGGTTGCAAAAGCCGGTGGCATAGCCTCATCTCCTATGTCCAAGGTACATAGAGTGCAGCCTGGAGAGCTAGTACCAGTGTATTATATTAATCCTAAGGATCCAAGAGGTGAGTACTTAGAGGTAATGAGAACGTATATGACCAACCCGCAGGCCGAGAAGTACATCTTGGATATGTACCGTAAGCACGGGCAAAAGATCTTTCTTACCGGTCAAGAAGGTAAAGCACACAACCCGTTATATGGGTACGCTACTGATAATATTAACTTTAAAGACAAGTACTCTCAGTACTTTGATCTAACCCGATGGATGTCCAAGATGAACTTAGCCGACTATAGAGGCGGTCACAAGGGTGCAAATATCGTTGGCCATAGAAGCAAAGAATAATATGGGTTTACAAGACTTATACAACAAGGTATTACGCAAAGAAAAGTATACCCCTAAAGGCGACTTAGTGCGTCTGTATGAAGGTACCTCGTTGCCTGATTTTAAAAAGAGTGTTAAGGATGTGTATGAAGCTATAAGAGGTTATGATGATCATAATGCTGCATTTGATAAAATTGCACAAGATCAAGAACTACGTAAAGCTGCTACAGCCAGTACACCTACTACAACACCACCTGAGCAGACACATCCCGTAGCACAACAGCAACAACAACAACAACAACCTCAAACACAGCCTGTAGCCAGTTATCCATTTTTATCTAATACTCCTCGCACCTCTAAGGTAGCATGGACAGAGGTACAAGCAGCATTATACAATCACCGTCCGACTGATTCAATCGGTCCAGGCGAGTATTCAATAGCTGCAATGTTATTAAATTTTAGCGACCCTAAAGCTAATGGTTTATCTAAAGAAGAAATTATAAAGAAAATTGATGAACTTAAAATGGTGCAAGGCCCGGGTAAGTCAAAAGACGTAGTGTTTCCAAGCGCCAATAACGAGAAATACAAATACGAAGTAAAAGGGCTAAGCGATACTGAACAATCAGATCGTACTGGTCAAGCTGGTAGTGCCGCAGTACGAACCTTTCTTAATAGTGTTCAAAACGGTATAGCAGAAATTTATAGCCGTTATGCTACGTTAGATGCAGAAACTAAAAACAAGCTTAATAGTGTTGCTGCTAAAGACAAAACCGGTAGAGGTTATAGCCTTGAAGAAATACTTTCTGCTTCTAAGGTTTATTTTACTTCTAAGGTAGGTGAGTTGCCAATGGGTATTTATAACCCGAACACTCGTACCCGGGAACACGTGCCAAGGCTCTATCTATTACCAGAACTATTTGCTAAACTCAACCAAACTGAAGATGTACAAAATGCTCTCACCACAGTAGACCCAGAAGAAGTAGAATGGTTGAGTGATTTGTACAAAGTATCTAAGCAGGACGCAAGAGATATTGATTTAATTATCAGAAATTATATTACTAAAAAATACCCAAACCGTCAAGATATTATACCTCTATTAAAATTAAATGATTTTATTAAAGCATGTAACGACTCAATTTTTAGTACACCAGAAAAATTCTACAATAACGTAACCGCGTATATGACCCCAGGTACTGAACAAAACACTGAACTGGCTAAGAGATCTTTACCAGTTGATGGTTTGTTTATAGCTGAACCAGATGGTTATTCTTTTGTGGGACACGATCATCTTGAGGGTGTTGTACGTATGGACAAGATAACTGGTGGTAGTCCTAAGATAGGTATTATAACTACTCAACCAGTTACAACTTAAAAATTAATACAATCTTAAACGGGCTTATTGCATCCGGTGGTGTAAATAATTTTATTCATGGCTGGTACCCCTCATATACTTTTTATCCTTAAGCGCCGAGAGGATTATAACCCTGTTGCGGTTAACCCGAAAGGCTTAAGCACGGGCTTGTACAATTCTGCATCATTTGTAGTAGACATGCTTAATAAATCCGGTATCAAAGCTGATATGGAAATAGCTATTGATAATAATTGCATTGACCGATTAGTTACCAAACACCGGCCTACACATGTTATTATTGAAGCATTGTGGGTGGTGCCTACCAAGTTTGCTGAATTAATTCCGCTACACCCTAACGTTAAGTGGATTGTGCGTTTGCATTCTGAAATGCCATTTATGGCAGGTGAGGGTATAGCAATGAACTGGCTCATGGATTACCTTAGTTATCCTCAAGTCTACTTGGGGGTAAATGCACCTCGTATGCTTGATGAGGTTCAGGTATACGCAAGTATTAAATACGGATTAAATAAAGAACAAGCAGGTAATAAAGTGTTCTATTTGCCAAATTATTACCCACAAGCTTATTGGACACCAAAAGGTATAATTAAAAAATTGGATACAATTGATGTTGGTTGTTTCGGGGCAATACGCCCACTAAAGAATCATTTGTTACAGGCTTTTGGTGCACTTAAATTTGCTGAGCGTATCGGTAAAAAGTTACGATTTCATGTCAACTTAGGACGTACTGAAATGAAGGGAGAACCTATAGTACATAATATAAAAGGTTTGTTTGAACAGTTGTATGATAGTGGACATCAATTGATATGCCATGAATGGACTCCAAGAGAGCAGTTTGTACAGGTTTGTCGTCAAATGGATATCGGTATGCAATGTAATTTTTCTGAGACGTTTAATATTGTTGGAGCTGACTTAATTAGTGCCGGTGTACCGTTAGTTGCAACTAAAGAGGTACCGTGGAGCTGTGGGTACTTTAATGCTGATCCTAATAGTAGTGATAGCATATCGGATGCCCTATGTGAAACGTATAATTTTCCTAAGTTAAATGTTCGTATAAATCAACATAATTTGACTAAGTATACTAACAAGACTCAAAAGGTCTGGGTCAAATATTTTAAAAATGCCTAAACATAAAGTAAAATTACTAAAATGGATTGAAGGAGTGCTTAAGATTACTGAGCACGAGTTTCCTACCAGGCACGCAGCTCAACAGTTTGCAACTTCGGCTGATTGCCATAGTGCTAAAATAGTAAATGAGAACGGTAATGTGGTTCATGAAGTTAGCAACCAGCCAGCAGCTGCTGTTAACACTTACGCATAAAACGTACTGGCAAAATAAGTTAAATCGGTTAAGTAATAATAAATGAAATTTTCTATTATTATACCTACGTTTAATCGCTGGGACCTATTAAAGAACTGTATTGACAGTATTATTAGTACGGTTGATTTAACATTTGGCGAAGTCATTGTTGTATCAAACGGGTGTACAGATAATACTCCGTTCTTAGTACAATCAACATATAAAGATAAGCCTGTAAGTGTTGTGTATTGGCCAAAACCATTAGGCTACCCAAAAGCAGTCAATATGGGCATTTCTGCTTCAACCGGAGACATTGTTATTTTGCTAAACAACGATACTGTCTTTTTAGCTAACAACTGGTATGATATTTTAGTAGATCCGTTTAAGACGGCCCCTACTGCTGGTATTACTGGTGTTATTAAACGCTATCAAGGTGGTAAGCCCTGGATCTTGTTCTTCTGTGCTGCTATTAAGCGTGAAGTTATTAATGCTGTCGGACATCTTGATGAAACGTTTACTCCAGGCTGCGGTGAAGATATTGACTATTGTATGAAAGCACTTGCTAAGGGGTACACCATACACCAGGTACCTGAACAAGTACTAACACATATTGATGGTACAAATAAAATGACTGGTCATTTTCCTATTTATCATGACGGAGGGGTAACAGTTAATAAGAACCCTAACCAGTCAATTATCTACGCCCGTAATATGAAAATTGTAGAGGGCCGTTACGGTAAGCCTACAGACGGCCCATCACCAAGCTAAGTAGCTCATTCTACGGCAAAAGTCACCTGCCCGTACCCAAAACTCGTACCATACCCATCTGCGTAACCAACGCCATGGGGTGGTGTGAAAAAGGTATTTGTTGTACCACTTTGCGTTTATTATTTGTATTAAACGTATATACTCATTTTCACTGTTGATACGGTTAGTGTTGTCACTCTTTTCAAAGTTTACCAGCTCGTACCTCTCTAACTGACCATTAGTGAATATTGCACGAAACTCTACCCAGCAATCATATTTGCCAGGATTCTGGTCCTGAACATATGTGTAAAGACTGAGATTGCCGTGATAATTTTGATCTTCCCAACGCTCTCCAGAACGTTGCAATAACAATCTACCATCTACGATAGAATAATTTGCCATACAGCTTATTAAATCCTTAGTTTGAAATTCAGGTATTTTAGTGTGTAAATTGAGTTCACACATTTCTGATGTCCAAGGTAGTTCTATACCGTTATCTTTGGTATCTTTAATTGTAATAGTATCAAACATTCCCATAGTGTTTTTATTATAGGTTATTTATTAGTTAATGCAACTACGTATATTTTATAACCGGATTAAGTAAATATTACTATATGAAACGCGGCATCTATCAGTTACTTGCGGAGAAGTACTCTTTAGTACAAGAAAATCCTCTGGAAACAGAAATTCAACCAGACGGTACACATAAGTCCGATCATAACGTAGAAATGGCCCGTACAAAAGCCCACCAAGCAGCAGAGACCGCTCCACAGCTTCATCAGATACTTGATCAGATGGATCCTAATGCGCCTTTAGCTGCTTGGATGGTAACTCATGTTACCCAGGCTGCTGACATGCTACAAGACGTATTAGCTAAATTAAAAGAAGAAACAGAAGAACCTGACGTTGAGCATGTTAAAGATGAAGGCACTTATGAAACTCCAGATGCTACCGGTGACGGAGATGCTGGCCCATTCGGTTCAAGCGTAGAGGGAGCTATATAACTTAACATGAAAAAAAATTATAATTATAGCGGTAGTAGTTTAAATAACAAGTACCAATTAGTGACGGAACGGTACTTTATGGAAATTACTGAAGAGATGATTAAACCAGAATGTTGGAACAGAGATCTTAATCACCCAATTCCAGAATGCTTTAACGAAGATGGCACACTTAAACAAGAATGCTATAAAACAGTTGTACAGACTTCAGCAAACCCTGTACCTGAAAATAGTGAAGGACCAGATAGTATCGGTAGTGAAACATCCTTCAATATGTACTCTCAAGACGGTGGTGGTGAAACCATGGTAGGGGAAAACAAGCATAAAGAACATTGTATGATTATTTTAAATCATTTAAACGCTCTTGAAGAATGTACAGGTAATTGGATGGCTGAATGTAGCCACCCTGGTGCTCCTATGGCGCTTGAAGCCGTACAACGCTTAAAAGAATATATTAACGAATGCTCTTATTGAGCAGTTAGTATATTCCAAACCATATTCTTGTCCACGCCTTGAGGCATTAATGCCCAGGCTCTTCGTGCGTCTCCTGTTTGTAAGAACTGTCTAAATTCTGTACCAGAACCTAAACGTGGTGTTGGTCTAATAATAACCCCAGCTAAATGTTCGCCGTACTTTGCTATGTTATCAAACCGCCCAGCATCTTCAGCATCGCTATAAAGATTAACAATTATTTTACCTGCATCAGGCGATTCATTTAACGTAGCAACATACTCATATGTAGTACGTACTGGAGAAACTTCTGCTTCTACTAAATGTATCTTAGCTCTATATTGCTCTAATAATGGTACGTAAAGCTTCCATACAGCTAATTTTTTCTCTAAAGTAATATTAGCGTTATCTCTTTCTGTTTTAGATACAATAATATAAACATCATCATTTTCTTTAGCAGCCATTTTAGCTGCTTCAAAGTGACCGATGTGTGGAGGATTAAAACCACCACCAAATATACCTATACTATAAGATTTTTCAGTCAGTTCAGCGCCCTCTGATACAGGTTGTTCAGCAGCTTTTCTTCCACGCTCTCCAGCGTATAAGAAGTTATTAGCACTAAAATTAATCCTATCTACAATCTTTACTTGATTAGGTGTATCCCCAACATATAGTACATGTCCTTCTCCTGGAGCTGACACATAACCATCCCCTACCGGAATAAATGAATACATACCCTGTAGTTTACCTTCTACATTAGCTAACAAATGTTGAAATATAAGCTTGATACGAATCATATCATATGAAGCACCTATCAAACCATTAAGAGACTTTTTATGTTGTTTAAGATAGTTAATTAAATTTTCGGTCTTTTTCTGAGCATTAGCTTTAACTCGTTCGCTGCCTGCAGCTGCTTTTTTGTTTATCTTTTCTTTAGTGTAAGAAAGATAACCGTTTAAGTATTTGTTTATATCAAAATTTTCTCCTGCTGTAGCAGCTTTAAATATACCCCCACCACTTCTTACCATGTAATTAGTATACTGTCTAAGATCGGCTGATAATGCACTACCGGTATACTCTTCATTGAATTCGTTACTAATAGCGCTTATTTTTATTTTAGCGTCTTGTAACAGTTTATGTACTGTGTTCTTAAGATTTGGATCAATAAGAACATTCAAAGATTTATAATTAGAACCTTCTGCAAACACCCCTGCTTTCTTTAAACTATTAACTACCCGGGTGGTGTCTCTACTTGCCATAGCTGAAGTAATAGCATCTCCATTAGCATTGACGTTGAAAGCTGCATGTACAACAATACCCACAGGTGCTTTAGAAACTTGCTGATAAAGAGGCGACTGAGCGTCAACTGGTACAGCATAAGAAATAAGATTAGGTCTAAAAGTTACATATTGTTTGCCTTCTATATTGGCCGTAGTGGGTGGACGAGAAGGTGAAAATAATAAATCGCCCTGATACATTAAACCAGAATTATCGTAACCTTTCTTTAAATAAGGAAATACTGTTTTAAGTACATCTCTCAACCCTACTGGAGCGTCTTTATATAATACGTCTACTTCTTGTTCACTGTGCACTAAATTCGGCACTTTACTAAAAACAGTTTTAGTAGCAATAAAAAACTGATTATCATACTTGTCTCTTGGATCTATACCCCAAAATAAAGCAGGAGAACCATCTACTTTTAGGTTAACCGACGTCTTACTATTAAACCCTTCTAAATAAGCTGTAAAGTTTTCTACTTGCTCAACAAACTTAGCAAAACCCACTTTACCTTCTTCAATAGCAAGGTCTTCTAAATGAGACAAATGATTCTTAAGAGTGCTGTCTACAGCAGATTCTGTAAGGGTTTCTTTATAGTATGTTTTAAAATTTATCATGCTTGCGGTAAGACACCAGACGTCTGGTAATATTTACTACCTATTAAGTCTAGGCCCTTTGTTATATAATAGCCATATATATTTTCAAGTATACCACCATCAGCGTACCAAGCACTTAATGATGAAGCAGTTTCAGATAAAGTTGTAGATAAACTACCATCTGTGTTTTTATTCCAATCTATAAGGTTATTAACTTGGGTGTCTGTGTAAGCTGGGTTAAACACATATGCTTTATAATTTTGAAAGAAAGGCGTTTTTAATCCCCAACCAAAAAACGCGCTCAGTGGATATGCAGTCATCGGGTATGCACTTGCTGCAGATGTAAAGAACGGATCGGGGGTAATGTTGTTTGCTGCTGCGTGAGCTGTTACAGCTGCGTAAGAATTAATTGTTGGTACTTCTATTAATTCATAAAAATTAGAATAGAATATATCATTTATAACTATTTGCTCTCCTTGATACACTGTTGCACTGGCAGGGTAAGCGGTTAACGAAGAACCTAAATTAGTATGTCCTTGTGTAACGTCAAAGTTAGTGTTGTACTTTTCTCTTGAGCCCCATAACCTTTCATGTGAAGCACTGTATAAATCAAACTGTCTTTGAAGTACCGGTGGTAATACATAGTTGTAGTTATCAAACTCAGTATCAATCATGTTAGCTAAGGAGTATAACTGATTAACTCCCGCTACATTTAAGTCTTGATTATTAGCAACAAAGTTAGCAGTCTTTTCATATGCTACAGTACCAAAATTTTCGTCTGGATGTACATTATCTCCAGCATATGCAGATAACAACGTCAACAAATTAACATTGTCTGCAACTTGTGGTGCCAATGCATACGACTGTAACTGTTCACCGTAATTAAAGTTTTCGTTTACTTTTCTTACAAAATAATTATTATAAAAATTGTCAACGTTAAATTGACTTGATCCAGACAGACTAATTGTTTTTAATGTACCCGATAGGGAATATGCATAAGTGTACCAACTTGAGTCTCCTATATAATACCCGCTTAACGGGCCAGCATTAACACCAGATGCAGCAGGTATCGGTGGTGGTTCTATAATTGTTTGTAACCCTGTAGTGGTAAACAACAAGGATGTTGAAACAGATCCACTTGATAGTACTGCTGCAGAAAGTGGTACAGTACTTAATATGTTTTTAAAATAACCGCCTGTATCTCTGTTTAAACTATCGTATCTATTTATTTTAAACGATGGAGTGAATATAGTTGCTACGGTACTTGGCGTTACAGCCGATTGTATAACAGGATCCGGAGTTCCAAGTAACGGGTAATTTAATAATACTCTGTTACTAAAATCTGTTGAAGAAAGATAAGGACCGTTTACTGTAACAAAAAACTGATTATCTGTATCTGGCCATATTACATTAGGTAAATCTATATTACCACCGTTTACACTAACACCGAAGTGATCAGCAGATAAATTTTTTACGTAAAAATTTGCAGATAAAAATACATTACTATTAGAGTAAGAAGGTACTTGGTTGTCGTTTTTATCTTGTAAATTATAAACTTTAAAAGTGTTGTATGTTACCCAAAGTGTGGGTACACTGACCTCGTAATAGTTTAAAGAAGGTATATCGTCTATATAGTAAAAATCTACCGTACCTTTGTAACCAACTAATATACCACTTGCAGCTGTAGAAAGATGTCCAAATGAGTCAACATAAATTGGAGAAATGTTACTTGCAGTTAATAATGTAAATTGATTACCATCTAAGTCTGTAAATCTCCAACGCGGTCTCAATTGTGCATACTTGTTGTTAGGTGTAACTACTTCCCAAGGTTGAGAAAAAGAATTTTCAGAATAAAAATCAAATACTATGTTTGCGCTTAATTGATTAGAAGCTGAAAAAGCAAATGTTAATGGAGTTGCTTCGTTAAGAGGTCCTGGCGGGCAGGATTGATAACCGTGAAACACAGCTCCTGAAGCAGCATACGATGAAAGATCTAACCAGTTAGTATATTTCCAAGATAAAGTATCTGTAACGAAATTTGTAGCGGTAAACGTGTTTGAATACGTTTGTATAGCACTACCATCTTTAGGTATAATTGCTAATTTTATTTCATACACTCCAGGCCAGTCATATACATGGGTAGGACTCTGTATGTTACTGTTTGTTACTTGTGTAATTTCATCTTCAGTATTATCCCCATACTGTACAAACAAAGAATACTTGTTTAAAACATCAGCCGGGTTAACATTTGCACTTAATGTTACTGTACAAATAAAAGGAGTAACATTGGTATAGCCGCTTGTTATGTAAAGCACTGAACTTAATGCAGCCTGCTGTATTGTAAACCCTGGCGATACTATAGAGTAAGAAATCATATTAACCGTTGCTTATTAAATAGTTATTACAGAAGTATCTTGAGAAACATCTGTAGAAACTATAATACGACTGCTAAAATCGTTTATATTGTTAAAATATAAAGCTTGGAAGTCTGTTAATTGATAAGGTTTAGATGTAATACTAATATCGTTATTAGGGTAAGATGGGTTCCATATAACTAAAGATACACCTTGTACAAAAGCTCCTGTGTCTAAGCGCTGGGTGTAGACGTTACTTACACCTGGTATGCTTTCAATCTGGGCTGTTAAGTTAATAGTGTCTATATTATAACCTAAGGTAAGTTTTGTAGGATCAAAAAAGGCTTGTACTATTCCTGTAACTTGATTTTGTATGAGTTGAGTAGATATTTTTGCTGTACGATCTAAAACCACCACAAGTCTTGTTTGAGAAGTAATAGCATTGAGATCGGTATCAGTATTGCTACCATAACCCACTGTTACAGCTTTATAAACAGGGTCCATTACAATAATGTCTGATGTTAAAGTCTTCTTGTCAGCAGCTGTATTAATTATAAGAGATTTTTGTGCTGGGGTAAGATAATTAATGCTACTACCTGTATTTTGCTGAGTGGCTTTAGGTAAAGCATAAATGTAAACGTTATTGAAGTTACATGATGTAGCAAATGCTAATTGATTATATAATACTCTATTATCTTGGTTAGGGTTTGTTAAACCGATATTATACAAGTAACGTAAATGGTTATTGACGTAATCATTATTACTATATACAGTAGCGTCTTGTATAATGTTACCAAACGTGGAAGTGATATAGTTTTGATAGTCTTGAGGTGTTACTAAACGGTACTGAGATTTAAATGCTGCTGGAGCATTTTTACGTATACTATCTGCATTTTCTGCATCAGTAAAAGCTGTGGATGGGTTAGCATTATCAAACTGTAAACCAGTAATATTACTATCTGTTAAGTAAGTTAAATCAGGACTGAACACATCAGCTTGTATATTACTAAATTGCGCTGTACTGTAAATTACTGCTGGTAACCCGGTTATTGTGTTTGCTGCAACCTCTCCGTCAATACCTAATGATTGCAAGTAATATACTGCTACAACATCTCCTGGGTTAAGTTGTGCACCATTAATACCATCGCCAAACTTAAGTTCGTAATTTTGACTTTCGTTTAATCTTACCTCAAACTTTTTTGCTGTAGCGTTTTCTAAATACAATGATTCGGTACGGTTCCATTGAGACCATGTACCTGTAGCTATTGACTGTACATATACATCAATATTAAAATGATCCACATTAACAGCACTACCTGGTGCAACAAATACTGTTTCATTAGTTACACCTAAAGCATAATATAGCGGGTATTCTGTCCACTTACCTTGATACAATAGAGATTGATTGCCTACATTTTCTAAATACTGACCAGTTGAAAGAGTGACTGTAAATGTAACGTCTTGGTTAAAAGAGTAAGGTGCATTGCCAATTCTAACAAATGAATAACGAGGTATAGTGTAAGAGCCAATTCCCAAATCACTTGTTGCAGAGCATGTATAGGTTAAAGTAGCTGTTTGTTTACCGATAGGGGAATAGTTAATTAATTTTACTACCCGGTTAATATTTTCATAAATTTGGGATTCACTAAACATAGACTCCGAGGATGTCTTGTTTAGATAATACATAAACGTATGAAATGAGTAAGCAATGATATTAGTAATTGCTGTTAAATTAGAACCCTCCAAATATTGATCTGTAAATAGCCCGCTTTGCGTTAAGCGGTTACGCATAAAGTCTCTAATATTGGTAGCATCAAACGCGATATATTCGTTTGGTTGAATGTTTAGTGCTGAAGCATCACCTGATATAGTAGACATATTATGAAAGAGTATAACCAGACTTACTCAACACACCCGGGATTAACAATGGGGTATTGTTTAAATATGGCATTAATATATTTAATTCAATGTAATAGGTTTGCTCGTCTACATTCATCTGTATGTTTATGTTCTGTACAGACACGCGAGGCTCGTAAACAGTTAAGCCATTGAGTATGGCTTTACCAATACGGTTACCGTTAGATTGAGTTATAGGTTCAAATAAATACTGTGCTAAGTTTAATCCATATTGCGGATTTAATAAATTCTGCCCGGGTAATGTGTTAAACAAAGAATAAATTGAATTAGTAATTGCAGCTGCATCGTAATCAGCAACTAAGTCCTTAGTTATAGGATTCGGAGTATCTAAATGTAAATCCGAATACGTATAGTTCTTACTTGTATAAGTAGGTTTTTGTAACCCTATAAAACTTATGGATGGCATTGTAAAATACTTAGGGAAGGAGTAAGTAATATCATTATATGAAAAACAGTAAGTTTAACTCTTTATTTAAAGAGGCCTATAATCGCTTTACCCAAGGTGCAGGTTTCTTAGCAGGGGATGTAGTAAAATTAAAATCCGGCTATGAAAATATGGATAGTTTTAAGAGGTTAGGCGAAAACGTTAAAGCTCGTATTAAAGATATGGTTACATCTGGTAATAATATCAGAATTAGCAGACTCCATAACTATACAGCACCATCGCGTTATAGTGCAGAAGGCGCAGGTAACTTACCAGCCGACTTAGCTGACTGTTTTGAAGAGTCTGCACCAGGTTATTGGCACAATTTAATTACTATTCCTGTTGATTGTTTAGAAAGCGTTGACACTAACGGTAATTTACCCCCTGTACCTGACGATCAAAAAGATATGAAAGACCGGGTTACTGGTCCAGAAGATATGGGTGAGCATAAAATGAA